GAGGCTCTGCTTCTCTAAGAGCCGGCTCTCACCGACTTCTAGCGAAGTCATGAGATCCTGCCCTAGATCCTTGGGCTCACTAACTGATTAAGGTTAGATGAGATGAAATCCCTCGAGATCCACCCTGGACGTGAATAAACGTCCTCATCCTTCGTCCAACCGGAAACCCAATTGAGTTCCGGCAGTGGCTTTTCAATAAACCACTGGAACAGACGATGGACAGCAGCCATAGCACCGCGGTTAACCTTCCGAACAGGAAGGATAACGCGGACTTCTTCTCTGTGGAGCTTCCCATTGTACCGACTTTGGCACTTTGAGAAGTTATCCCCAAGGAAGGAGGCGCGTCCGGCTGTTGTGGAACGAGCATGGATATCTGGTATGAAACGTTCATACCGGGACATCTGAGCATCTAGCCAATAGGCTACATGCCAGAAACCCTTGCGATAGTAGTTATTTCTAACTGCTATCGCTGATCCAAGCTTGTCCACGCGGTTACTTATCCCAGGCTCAAGGAGATAGGGTGGGGTGACATCGTCACCCCTCCAAGCGTCCGTGCCGCAAGACTCCCGGAAGTTTCCACTTCCAAAAGACTTGTCGACATTGACCTTTAGCCCTACGGCCTCAAGGATCTGAGTAACTACCTCGTACGCACTCTGGGGAACGATAATATCATCCCCAAAGACGCGTACCTGGCGCGAGGCTATTTCTATGCTTCGCTTCGTCACCCGTCGCCGCTCTGCGATTAGCACAGCGGCAATGGACAACATTGCATAGATGATCGACTGTACCGGGAAGGTAACAGCCGACCCCATCGGAGCAAACTTCCGCAAACGGATGTATTCGTAAGCGGAAGAAGGCCGTCGATAGACGAGCCACCTAGACCTGGAAGCGTGTAGGCGAAGAAGCAACGTACTATTCGTACGAAACATCCTCTCCACTAGCCAACAAGAAAGGCGGTCGGAAGCTGAGCTCAAATCAATAGTAGCAAGGCTACCATCTATCGAACCTCGTTTGGCAGCTTCACCACTAAGTGACTGGTCACGGAATGTGACACAGTTACGAAGCGGCGTAGCTAACAGACGACCTTCCAGCTGAGTTTTAATCAGCTGCTGAATCCATTGATGCGCCATTGGTTCCGCGGCAATCAGCCGAGGCCCTTTCTGCGTCTTTGGAACAGCTACTAACCGAGCTGGGGGCTCATGAGCCCCCAGGCCAGTCTCGTCCTCAGACTCCAACCACTCCCCCAAACGAGGGGAAGCGTAAAAGTCTGCTGGGAACATAGCCTGGAGTTTCCGCGGCCAATGAGGGAAGACGTATTTGTTAATACGCCTACCCCCCTCAGCAACTGCGCCAGGCCCATGCTTCGGTAGCTCGGAGGCCTTCTCTCTCGAGAAGTCACCAAGCTGAGCGGTAAGTCTATCAGCAACCTGCTGACAGACAACCAGCCAATCATGGTCCACCAAACTTGGTGGGCCACTTTGGCTAGGGCTGTTCGCTAACTCCCAAAGATTCCCGAGGTTGATCTCTCGATCAACGGTTGGGTATCCTGCACTGGGGCGGGCGGGAGAACGATCTCGCGATCGTCCTTCCGTTCCACCGTCAGTGCTTCCAAACCACCCAGACTGCATGTCTGAATGGCCAGGAGAGGAATAAGCGAAAAGATCATCTTCATCCCACGCAAGCGTGGGTGGAGCGATCTCCTGCTCGATGCGAGTGAAGTTTTTGATTTCACTTAGCATACTCCTATCTGTGAACGGGAGCCTTAACTTCTTGGCTCCCAAGAACAGAGACCTGAGGAGAAATATCACCTCAGAATTCGGAGAATCCCGAAGCTTCCCCTCGGAATCGAAAACCTGTAAGTAAAGACCCCGTAGAAATACGGGGACCTTTACACCCTTTTTGGGTACTCTACCGAGGTAGAGCCCTGAAGGGATGTACAGGCCTCGACTCAAACACTTATCAAAGTGTTTGCCGAGGGCTGGCATGTCCAGGGTCACAATGCGTGATCCCTTTTGTGCCAGTTCATGTGAGAGGCGCGAGAAGTCGCGCTCCCAATCACGATTGGACAGGTAGGCATGTTTGATGTCTTGCGACATCGCACGTGCATAACCTGTGAGGTGACTAACCAGGCTATTACGATCTTGTCTCATAGAGAAAGGTCTCCTAGCGCTGGTCCCCTACTGCTCAACGGAAGTGAGGGTTATCGTAAGCTCAGCCTTTCGGCCTTACTTACGACTCCCAAGCACAGATCGCTGCGACGTTGGCGCCCAGCCAGGTGTTAAGCCCGACTGTATCGTCAGCTACCGCATCAGGATCGACACCCCGCGGATTCCGAATCACATGATAGGTTTGTCGAGTGGTAACGTTACCATCGACGTCCCATGTCAAGTGAAGCAGGTCCACGTTGTGCCGCTCCATCTGACCAGGGCCCTCCTTACCTTCGTAAGAATGGCGTATGGTCAGGCGAAGTTCCAGTCCGGCTGCCTTTTTGAGGTAGACGGACGAGAAGTTATCCTGATTGATGCGGCTCAAAGAATGAGCCACACCATCGATTGTGATAGCGATAGGGGAAGTCAGCATATGTCCTCACACATAAGTTGGTAGCAGCAAGATCTCTTAACGGATCTTTCTATCGCTTAAAAGAAGCGAATAGTGCTGCCACAGTGACCAATTCCCATCCAGATAGGATGGAAACGGTCGGTAAGGATAACGACCCTACCGAAACCATATCTCTCTCTATAATGTCCACCCCACGTTGGGTTGGGCCACTAATCGAGATTGAATCTGGTTTCGTCGTAACTACCTCCGTATATCTGGAACGGCCCCTTCGAACAATACAAATATCGTAAGGTTCGATCGCCACTCCGCCAGCATGAGCACCAAGGTAGGTGTTCAAGTCGACGAAGTAGTCGATTAGCCAGCTGAAAGGAATCATATTCCAAACAGTCTTGCTATCGAGACCGCCGCTATCCAAATCAAGGACAGCGCGAACTGCATGGTTGAATCCCTGCAGTTTGTACAGATTGTTGTCATACCCTGGTTTATATCTCCAGCGCACAGAGCCTGTCGTCTGACAGACATTGCGGCCTCGGACTTTACACCTTAGTGTGACACCCCATGAAGAGTGTAGCGTGACGTTTTGGGCATCCCAAGAGGATGCTTTAGACATCAAGTGCACCCGACTTCGACGGAGACCTCCTTTCAATTCAAGGGATTTAAACTCCTTGATACGACGCTCTATAGCTGTCGTTATCTTGTGAAGTGTCTGTATGTCTCTGAGGAACTGGGTCCACCCGAATTTGTAATTCAGGTAGGCTCCGCCCACAAAGCCAACAAACGACTTCGCCGCGAATTTGAAAAGAGAACTCAGCTCGATCAGTTCCTTGGCAAAGACGGGTATAGAAAACTCATCTCTGTTAGGATTCGTTGCGGCGAGTAGCTGCAACGCCAGAACACCATTCTCCGCATTTCGCGCAGAACTGTTTCTGGGAGGTCGAACTGTGTTTAGTTCCGAAACTGCTACAGGACCGAAATCAACGGCATAATTCGAAAATCGAAAGAAGCCGGTCGATCGGTTCATAAACAGCGGGTTCGAATAGGCTTTGGAAATATCACAGTCTGAAGTAGGCAGACTTCCGTCTGATCTCTTCTTCTTCTTGTGAAAATCCCAGCACCTATTGGATTGGACTACCTTAGAACTGACGCCCAATGTTTCATGATATCCATTTTCTACGGTGTAAACTTCACCGAAGACGGATGTCGTTGACAAAAGGCGGGTTCGGGCTTCCATATCCATCCTTACCCCGCGGCCCCTCATAAGAGAGGGGTTAGCGGTCGTCAAGGCCCTTGATTGGGGAGTGACTTCTCGGAGAGGCGCACTTGCGCC